ATCCTGAGACCGAACTCATACCGCCACCTGGCAAGGACTTGGGAGCAATGCTGGTTCGGTTGAATGCGTTTATTACGTCAATCACTCGCTGGAATACGTTGGCAACTACTTCGAGGGCAGCAGCCAACACGTTTAGTCCGGTGATGATGATTCCGCTAGTGAGGTCTAGCAAGAACTGGACGATAGGCGACTTTAGAACGATGCCAATTTGTTCGGCAATAGTTCCGAAGGCCTGGCCGATTCTGGTTAGCGCACCGAGGAAAGCTTCGTTTGTTACTAATTTGATTACGGCCTTTAGAACTGTCTCACCGAGAATGCGTAGGAACTCTAGTACCTGACCGACTGGTTTGCGTAAGTCCTCGAATAGTTGCAGGAACGAAGGCAAGGCAGCTTCGATTAGCGGACTAACTTACCTCGTAGACTCTGGTGAGCACCGCTTGAATCTTGTCGAACAAGTCCAGCATCACCGGCGCGGCTTGGTCGATGATAGGACTCATGCGGTCTAGTAAGTCAAGCAAGCGTGGAGCTAGTTGCCCACCGATTTCGATTGCCACGTCTAGCAGTCGGGACTTTAGCAAGTCCATCTGAGCGTTGAAGGATTCTAGTTGTTTGTCTGCGATTGTCTCGGTTGTTCCGCTGGCCTTGCGTAGCTCAGTCTCGTATCGCTTGATTGCGTCCGAGGTTCCGAGTAGGGCCTGAATTGACGATAGCGACTTGTCAGAGAATCCTGCCTGTAGCAGTGTGGCCTTTTGTGTCTCGTCGCTCATGCCGACAAGCACGTCCTCAAGGTTGGCGATGATGTCTACCGAGGTTTCTCATGTTGCCTTCGGTGTCGAACACCTGCAAGCCCATAGCCTCGAACTCAGCCTTGTTCTTGATTGCCTTAGTTGTTAGGTCGCGGAGCACGATTGACAACTGCGTACCGGCTATCTCGCCCTTGATACCCCTGGTCAGCGAAGGCTGCTAGTACCGCTAACACCTTCTTCCATGTCTTTGTTCAGGGCACGCAAGGCCGCACCTGACTTCGTTGTCAAGGCGACCGAGAACTGCTCGACCGATGCGTTGGCTAGTGTGTTGGCCCTAACGAGTACGTCAGAGACTCTAACCATTTCCTCCATGTTCGCGATCGCATCATCGCGGATGGTAAGGCCGAGTGCAGATTGAGCATCGGTGAGCAAGTCTGTAGCGCGAGCCATGTCGAACATACCCGCTTGTGCGAACTGAGCAACCTTTGGCATCGCGGTAATCGAAGCGGTTGCGTCCAAACCTGCCGAAGCTAGGAAGTAGAAGCTCTCAGCGGCCTGCTCAGCGGAGAACGTAGTTGTCTTGGCTACTTCCCTAGCCGCGTCCGCCATGTCGTTTCTGAGGGCATCTGACACGTCGCCCATGATTGAGACGGATTGCTGTAGGGCTGCGTCGAAGTTTCCGAACTCTCGGATTGAGACTGTAGCGATACCGGCGATGGCAGCGGTAGCAGCAACGGCCGATTGCTTAGCGAACTGCGAGAACTTCTTTAGGCTCGACTCCGCAGCCTTTACTCCAGCGTCCGAGAACTTGGAGACTATGGGGAGATTGATTGCCATTAGAACTTCAGCTTTCTATTTACTTGCCGGACGTAGCGGTTCAGCGCGTCAGTCGCGAGGTTCACTGCGTCGGGTCTTAGTAGTCGGAACTTCCTGTAGGCGAAACGTCCACCGCGTCCCTTCATTGGGTAGCGTGCGTTTAGGTTGCGGATCATTGCACGGCCTCGGTTAGAAACACCGCGAGTCCTTGAGCCTCCGAGTTCTGCTATGTATAGACCGCGCTTTGCTGCGCGTGGCTGTACTCGGATTGAGACTAGGTGATTACCGGTCTTGCGTGAGCGACCTGGCGTGAATGAAATCTTAGGCACTACGTCTGACCAGCCAGTTGCGCCGGTGTTGCCGAAATCCTGATAGCGGAGGGTCAGTCGGCACGGCTTCTGCGACCTGCCTAGCAAGCGGCGAGATTTTTGTGCGTAGTTCTTTGCGTAGTTCTTTGACAAGGTTAGGGTCTACGTTGCGAAGTTCTTTGATTGCATCGCGGATTTTCTCCGCGTTTACTGTTGGGGTAATCATCCGCACGCTCCTCGCCTATAAGTTTACCGCTTACGGTGTTGGCGCTGAGCCTTGAACTCTAGATACTTGCTTAGAGTCCAGAACATCCTGGAGTCCAGTTGCATTAGATCGATAGGGCTGATTCCAGTCTCGACCGCAATCCACGCGATTCGCCAGTGATACGAATCCTCGCCTAGCCCTACGAAGCTTTTGGGTCTGAGCTTACTTCCTCGATGGTTTCTACCCAGGCCTCGAACTCAAGGTTAGTGACCTTAGTTCTTTTGGCTGCGTGCCAAGCTAGGAAATAGATGTAAGTCATCTTTGGGTCTTGGTTCAGACGACTTACACCTATCTCAAACTTAGCCTCGAATGCAACGATGTCGGCCGGTGAGGTTACTACCTCTGCCTTAGTGCCGTCAGCGTAAGTGATGTGTAGGTTGGTTTGCATTTAGTTTCCTTATGCTGTTGCGCGAGTTACCGATCCGCTGGTTGGCCAGGTGACGCTGAGGGTAGCCAGGTCGCCTACGTTGGAAGCGAATGGCTGGTACTGCGTTACTAGGCAGGTTGCGGTGTAGGTAGGGTTGGTTGCTCCGACTGCTGCGCTGGTTGGTTTGACTACGACGGTTGCCTGAGTTCCCAGTAGTGGGAATAGGGTTGCGTCTACCGATGCAGCACCGAAGTCCTGGTGGAAGTCCAGAGTGACTGAACCGTCCTTTAGGCCACCGATGCGAGTCCTGAAGCCAGAACCGAAAGCAGTTGTGTCCTGCTCCTCAGCGGTGATGTCTAGGGTAACTGCGGCCAAACTTGAGCTAAAGTCTGACCCGTTGATCGTGATGCTGTAGTCAGTTGCTACGAACTTGGCCACCGAGTTTCTCCTTTTTATTCTGCGTAAACCGTAACCGCAAAGTCTGCGGCTATGTAAGTTGCCTCACCCAATAATACCGCACCAACGTTTGTCATCTCGACTACGCGTACGTCCGCAACGACTCCGCCGAGGGTTCGGTCGGATTCGATTGCTTCCTTTACGGATGAAGCGCCCGAAGTGCTGGCATAGGCATCTAGCCTCTCCTGCGCTCGGCCCTCAGTCACCCTTGCAACGATGACTGAAACTATAAATGAGTAGGTTGTAAGTCCGCCCTGAAATGCCGTGTCGTATGAGACGTTGCCCATCTGGACTACGGCCTGCGGAGGGTTCGGGTTGTCCGGAACCTCAGCGGATGTGCGAAGCCCGCTAATCGTTTGCAGATTAGTAGCGATGCCGTCGCGGATTTGTGTAATGGTTGGCATTAGGCTGCGGTGACCTTCTTGTACGGCATGACCAAAGCGTCTACGTCTGGGTCGAGCTTGCCGACTCGGATTGCGCCTAGATCTCCAAAGCCTGCTACGCCGAGCGGTGAATCGTAACGCTTGAACTGCCTCATGGCTAAGAGAATGGTTGCCTGCTTGATTGCAGTCGGTACGCTACTCCATCCCCACGTTCCGGTCACCTGCACGGTTGCCTCGTTGCTGTTTGTTGTCGAGGTCGTCCAGACTGGGAAAAGATAGTCGCCGATTGCTTTGAACTCGTTGGTCGGCCAGTATTGTCCGCCCGACAATCCGTTCAAGGGATGCGCCTCGTAGTCGGTGAAGTCCAGGTAACGTCAAAGTTGCCGTCTGCTGCCGAGGATGTCTTGAGCGAAGTCAAAGAAACTAGGTCGTCAATCTCGCAAGCGTACGGGTCGGTTGGTAGGAATACGCGAGTAGCGCTTCCTGCGTTGTAGAAAATTCTGTCTGTTGCGCCGTCAATCTGTCGGCTCGCTGCCTCAACGCTGAGTTCCAATAGCGCGTCGTCTACGGAGTCCGTGATTCTGAGCGCAGCCTTGATGTCACTAAGCGTGCAGTATCCGTTGGTTATGGCCATGTCTCTAGTCTACCCTTAGAACATTCGCTTAGACCAAGTGTCCGGTAGCCGGTCATTGCGTATCTCTATTGGCAAGTGATACTCGAAGGCTTTAGGGCCTCGATCTCTAATCCACTCAACCAGTTGCGTTAGGCCGTTCTCTAGGTTGGTCGAAGTTTGATAGCCCAATAGTTTTCTAGCTTTGTCGCTTGAGCAGAGCGCAACCTTGACTTCCTGTGGTCGCCCTCCGGTGTAAATCGGCTCGAAGTTCGTACCGATGATTCTCTGTAGGTGCGCAGCTAATTCATTGATTGTTATTTCTTCCTCGTCCGGCCCGATGTTTATTACCTGACCGATGGC